AACAAATATGACTTGGCGTCTAGTGTCCGAAAGTCTAAAGGATGGTTCGACCAACAAGTCACGCTGTTGACCAAGCAAAACTTAACTCCAGCAAAAATAATGAGTGGAAGTCCTGATCAGTTGACCACTAAAATTCAGCCTGGACGATTATACATGTATGGTTACGATCCCAAAGGTAAAAAAGAACTACCTTACTATGACAGGTTTCCTCTAGTTTTTCCATTTAGTGGATCTCAAGGTGGATTTATGGGATTAAACATGCATTACCTTCCATACCATTTAAGGATTAAACTTCTAGATGCATTGTTAGTATTTAAATCTAATAATCGTATGGATGAAACAACTAAACTAAAGTATTCATGGCAGATTATAGATGGTATGTCTAAATTCGCTGCAGCAAAACCTTGCGTTAAACAATATCTATCTGGTCATGTAAAAACACAATTTAGACAAATAAATGCTGATGAGTGGGCAACCGCTATGTTGCTTCCAGTTGAACGATTTGTTGGTGCATCCAAACAAGAAATATGGTCGGATTCGATCAAAATAATAAGAAAGGCTTAAAATGAGTCTAGAAAATTTTATTGCTGAAATCAAAACTGGTGGTTTAGCTAGAACTAATAGGTACACGGTATATTTTGATCCTCCATTTAAAAAGGGTATTCAAAAAACACTGCTGTATTGTGATCAAATTCAGCTTCCAAGTTTAAACCTTTCTACTATTCAAAATAGAACATTTGGTGAATTCAGAGAAGTACCTTATGAAAAACTATTTGGTGATATTAATATTTCTTTTTATGTAGATACTAGCATGGAAGTTAAGTTTCTTTTTGATGAATGGATGGGATATATTCAAGATCCTATTAAAAGAACATTTAATTATTACAATGATTATACTTGTGAGATGTTAATTGAAGTTCAAGATTTAATGGATAACACTAGATATGGCGTAATATTATCTGAATGCTATCCTAAAACTATTGGTGCGGTTCAATTAGATTATGCTTCTAAAGATATTATGAAACTTTCAGTTACAATGCAGTATAAGTATTTTACAACTTCTGTAATAGAAACTGTACAAACTAAAGAAGAGGATTTCTTCGCTCAACCTGAAGAAAAAGAAAGTGCCTCAATTCTCTCATCATATAATGAAAAACTTGACATTTATCGAGGACGTGTGCGTTAATGAAAACTGATATATTGTTATCCGAAGTATTTGATGTTGATTCTATACAAACTAAAGTTCTTGATAGAACAGAACTTGTGATTAATACAAATAATAAAATTGAAGATGATTTTGAGATAACTAGAAATAATCTTAGAATTTTATTACAACAAGGACAAGAAGCATTACAAAAATCTTTGGATGTAGCCATGCAGTCTGAGCATCCAAGGGCATTTGAAGTTGTTGGTAATCTAATGAAACAGTTGGCTGATATAAACCAACAGTTATTAGATCTACACCAACAAAAACAAAAACTAGACTCACCAAAAGAAAGGTCTGGAAAAGAAGTGACGAATAACAATGTTATCTTTACAGGTAGCACTGCTGAATTGAATAAGTTAATTAAGAATATGTCTAAAGGAGAATAATTATGGCATTACCAGTACAAAACACCCCAATATATACAACTGAAATTCCTTCTACAAAAGAAGCTATTAAGTTTCGTCCGTTTTTAGTTAAAGAACAAAAATCTTTACTATTGGCACAACAAAGTGATGATATCAATGTTATGGCAGATACACTTAAAGATGTTATTCGTCTTTGTGTTCAAAGCCCAATAGATGTAAATAAATTAGCTATTTTTGACCTTGAATATATCTTTAGTCAAATTCGTGCAAAATCTGTTGGTGAAAATGTAGAGTTAATTTTTAGTTGCGATGTTTGTGAAGATGAAAAAGCAAACGTAAAACTCTCCATAGATTTAACTAAATTAAAGGTTGAAACAGATCCTACACATGAAGCAAAAATTCATTTATTCAATGATGTTGGAATAATGATGAAGTATCCATCGATTAATGTTCTCAACTCATTAGAAAAATATGGTGTTGATACTGAGGTTGACTTAGTGTTTGATATCGTGTGTCAATCTATCGATTACATTTATGATAACAACGAAGTTTATCATGCACATGAGCAAACTAAAGAAGAACTAGTTACATTCGTTAATAATTTAACAACAGAGCAATTTGGTAAGATTGAAACTTTTTTTGAAACAATGCCAAAATTAAGACAAAAAGTTAATTATACTTGCCCTGTGTGCTCCAGAATTCACAACAAAGTTTTAGAAGGACTTAACAGTTTTTTTTAATGAACCTTTGCCATGAGGATGCAGCTAACTATTATAAAACGAATTTTGCATTAATGCACCATCACAAATATTCGTTACAAGAGTTAGATGAAATGATACCGTATGAACGAGACATTTATGTTAGTTTACTATTAAGTCACTTAGAAGAAGAAAAACAAAGACTAAAGAATAACAGATGAAACAGATACTCGCACAACAAGCATCGGCATATAAACCAGAGAACTCGGTTATTAATCCAATAACCAGAGAAATATCTCAGGCAAAGGTTACTCCAGATTTAAACAGAGGTGATGATAAACTTGCCAAAAGTATTGTGGACAAAACTGGCGATGGATTAAACAGTAATGTAATTAAACTATCCGATCACATAACAAAACTAAACAAAACTATTCAGACTAGTATTAAAGCTAATGCTAGAATGTCTGAGAAGCAAGTTGGAGATGTTACTGGTAATGCAATGGGTAAGCGACAATTTAATACCTTACGTCCACGTGTGGAAGGTATTAAAGAAAATGTCAAAGACTTTTTTACTTTGCGAGGCTTTTTAGATAAAACAGGAATTGCTAAACGTGGTAGTGGTGGTATAGTTTCTGAGTATCTAGATCGTGGCGAAGCCAAGAAGAATTATATCGACCAGCGAATGAAAACCAAAGGTACAACATTTGGTTCGAAAGAAACTTTCGCAAAACAATTTGATGAACAAAAAAGAATTGAATCTGAAATCAATAAAAATGAAAAACAGATTAAAGACTTGCGTGCCAGTGGTGCAACTGATATCGGTTTAAAGCGTGGTGGATTTCTTAAGAAGAGAGAAGAATTAGCTACTCAATACGCTAAAGTAGCACCTGACGCTAGACCAACAACTGAATCTAAATCAGAAGATACAGATAAAGATACAGGAAAAGTAATACCATTTAAGAAACCTACTGCAGAGACTGCTGGTAGTGAAGAAGCCCTGCTTGAGCAAAATAAAATGGTTGCTGAGCAAACTGAGTTGCTCATTAAGATAGAAGAAAATACCAGAGGTGATGGTAAAGGTAAACCTAAGACTAAGGCTGGAGGTGCAGGAGAAAACCAAGGTGGTGGTGATGGTGGTGGAATGGGTCTTTTGGATATGCTTGGTTTAGGTGGTATTGGTAAAAAAGTATTGGGTGGTGTAAAATCAGCAGGACGTTTCTTGGGTGGTGCTGCGCTTACTGGTGCTAAATTTATTGGAAGAAATCCTTTATTGATGGCTGGTACTGCAGTAGCAGCAGGTGCTTATACAGGATACAAAGGATACCAAGCTGCTGGAGAAAGAGAAGATGCTGAAAATAAACAAACAGAAAAAGATCTTGCTGCAGGAAAGATAACTCAAGAACAAGCTGACGAACGAAAATTAAAAACTGGAGAAAGTTCAACTGTAGGTAAAAGTAAATCAGTTGGCAAGGGCACAGGCATGGCAGTTGGTGGTGCAGCTGGTGCACTAAAAGGTGCAGCATTAGGTGCAGCACTTGGTTCAGTTGTTCCTGTTATAGGAACTGCTATTGGTGGCTTGCTTGGTGGTGCCATTGGTGGCATTGGTGGATCTTATCTTGGTGGTAAAGCTGGAGACTTTCTTGGTGAGAAAACTGGACAAGCTATCAACTATGTTGGTAAAGCTAAAAATAGTGTTCTTGGAATGTTCGGTAAGGGTGATAAAGTTGTTGATAATGGTGATGGTAGCAAATCAACTTTTAAATCTGATGGTTCCAAGATTGTTCAAGATGCCAGTGGCACTAAAACTTTCGATACATCAGGTAAATTAATTTCACAAACAGCTGCAGTAACTGCAACAGTAGCAGCTGCACCAGTAGCACCAGTGTCAGCTACAAGTAAAGCTGAACAGGCTAAAATTGAAGCTGAAAAAACTAGAATGGCATCTAGAGAAATGTATCAAGCAGGTACCAAAGAATCAGAAGATGCTAGACAAAAAATAGATGCGTTTAAAAAAGCTAATCCGTTCGATATAAAACCAACTGGTGATATTGAATCAGGAATGACTCCTGGGAAATTTACAGACCCTAAAAAGCAAAAAGAATATCAAGCACTTTTGGATACATCATATCAAGCATCTGATAAAAAAGAGAAAGCTAAAAAAGATTATCAAACAGCTGATAACACTGGAGAATACAAATTTAATAAAGCTGGTCAAGAGGTTAGAAACATAGGATCAGATTTTGCTAAATTGGATGCTCTTATAAACAGATTTGGTTATAAAGAATCAGATTTCCTAAGGGAAGATGGTAAAACTTTAAATTCGTCTAAAATAAATCAAGAATACGACAAAAGAATTAAAGAGGACTTATTATCAAAGAATAGTCCTGCACCTGCAGCGAAAGATGCTAATATATCGCAAGGTCAACAATTAAAATCTGAACCACAAGGTATTGGTGCCAATCAACCTGCAGCGAAAGATGCTAATATATCACAAGGACAACCATTAAAATCTCCAACTGCACCTGTTCTAGTGTCAGCAGAAAAGACTAGACTAGCATCTAGAGAAATGTATCAAGCAGGTACTAAAGAAGAAGAAGCTGCTAAACAAAAATTAGAAGCATTTGAGAAAGCTAATCCGTTCGATTATAGAAATAAACAAACACCTACACAAGCATTTCTAGAAGTACCAGGTACTGGGAAATTTAGTGACCCTGAAAAACAAAAAGAATATGATGCACTACAGGATGCGACATATAAAGCATCTGATAAAAAAGAGAAAGCTAGATTAAATTATGAAACATCAGATAAAACCCAAGAATATAAAATTAATAAATTCGGTCAACAGGAAGAAAACTTAGGAGCCATTTTTGCTAAAAAGGATGTTCTTATAAGCAGATTTGGTTATAAGGATTCAGACTTACTAAACGCAGATGGTAAAAGTTATAGCATAGGTAAAATAAATGCAGCTTATGATAAAAATGTTGAAAAAGACTTAATGTCACCTGCAGCGAAAGATGCTAACATATCACAAGGTCAAGGACAACCATTAAAATCTGGACCACAAGGTATTGGTGCCAATCAACCAGTAGCTGATGCTAACATAGCACAAGGTCAAGGACAACCATTAAAATCTGAACCACAGGGTATTGCACAGGGTATTGCACAGGGTATTGGAAATGCACTAACAAGTAAAACTGATGCTAACATAGCACAAGGTGGAAAACCCCCAGTGCTAGCTACTCCTAAAGCTGGAGGATCTATGATTGCTGGAGAGCCTTGGTCTGCTGGACAAGAACTATCTAATAATCAACTAGCTGAAATCTCAGCAGGTATTGCATCAGGCAAGATCTATTCTAATCGTGTAATAAATCAGTATCATACACAAAGTGGAGATGTCAAGGCTAAGGCATCATTAAAAGTTACTGCTGGTCCACAAAGTGGTATAGATGGTGAGGGTCTATCTAAAAAATCTACTGCAAATGAACAAGCCAAAATGGATGCTGGTAAATCTTCTAGTGGTAATAATACATCAGTGATTGCACCAACAGTTAATAATACAAGTAATCAAACTCAACTAATTAAACCACAAATTAGAAATCAAGAATCTTCTCAAACAAGATATCAAGATAGTAGATACGCTTTCTAAAAACAAAATGGGCTACCGAAAGGTAGCCCATTCAAATAACTAATTTTGTTACTTAGTCTTCTTTAGCAATCTTCTCAAAGTAAGACATCACATCGTCATCATCTTCGTCAACACTCTTAGGTGCTGGCGCAGGTTTAGATGCAATCTTTGGTGCAGATGCTACTGGGCGATCTTCTTCAGCGATCTGTGCAGCAGACTTGCTAGCAAAAGAATCACCAGACAAAACCTCATTCAGTTTCTTCTTTAACTCATCATAAGACTTGAAGTTCTTACGATCAGTAAACTCAGACAACTTAACCTGAGA